GCTCTACTAGATCGGCTTCGATTTCTTCAATCTCTGCTGCTACTCTAGAAACAACAACAGCTTCAAAAATATCAGCTGCTTTAGATTTAAATTCTTCGCTCAGATGTTCTTCGTCTGCGAAAAGTGTGTTTAAGTCTTCTTGGAAGAGAGCTTCATCAGACTCTGTTTCAGTTTCTTCTTCAACGACTTCTTGTTCTTCTTCAAGAACTTCTTCGTTTTCGATTACTTCTTCAACATCTGGGGAAACTTCATCCTCTTGTAAAACTTCGTCTTGTTCGACTTCTTCTACCTCTTCCTGATGAACATTACCTTTTGAAGATTGTTGTCCGACAACATTTCTAGGGTCTTGTCCATTTTCGTAATTAGGAGCTTGGCCTGCGCCTTGTCCTGAAGGTAGTGTTCCGTCTTTAGAAGCTTTTCCAGAGGCCTCTTTTCCAATTGGAGAAGTCAATCCGCCTTCCTTATTGCCTTTACCGCTTAGGTCTTGCATTTCAGGATTTGGGTTTGAATCTCCTTGTAGTGGAGGACTCATATCTCCTTGTGACTTATCTAAAGGACGATTTGCCGCGCCCTCCATAAGTTCTCTGATTTTGGATTCTACTCCCATTTTTTTCTCCCTTTCGGTTTATGTTAAAATAATTTATACTTTAATATAAAGATATAATTTATTTATATTTATTTAAGTTTTTAGATAGTTTTTACACATTTTTTATACTTTTTAGCACGTTATTTACGGCCCAGATACCTGCTGATGACTTTTGTGCTTCTTCTATATCTGAGTAACTATTACCCTGATATATTAAATGCGGACAAATAACATAAGCATTTATCTCACTATGTGACTCTGCGTAATGCACATCACACGGTGTAAGTATATCTGTAAGACTGTGTATATATCTATCAAATACTGTGTCCCTAAATATTACTCCGTGAACGCAATAAGTGTATTCACATCTATATACGTTCTCGTTTACTTTCTTGAGGTTTCTACCAAATAAATGGTTGCCCCCAAGGTATAACACGTCCCAATCGCTCGGGACTTGTTCGGTTGCTTTGTCAAACTCCTCAAGAAAGTTCTCCTTAACTGTAATGTCATCTTCTAAAAATAAGAAGTTATTCAGTTTTAGTTGCTTTGCATATTTAAAACAAAACATTTGAGATAGGGCGCAACCTATTGCACCTACCTTAACTCTATCTGAGATGATACTACCATCTCCAGCCGTTGATTTCCATTCAAGTCCATCAACATATTCTTGTAAACCTAGTTTACTTCCGTCTATGCCCGGCATACGTTCTACGTCTATCGGCCATGACTCAAAAATCTGTTTAGCGTTTTGCCATCTGTCTTTTCGTTTATCAAGATTAAGACAGATCGCTTTGTCAACGAAATGTTCAATTTGCATAATATAATTAGCTTATTATAATCTGTTAAGTCTTGTTAAAAAGTTTTCAAAAACCTTTAATTTAGCTTCCTCTAGTTCTCTTGAACTTGCTTTAGATATAGTTGTTTGTGCCTGTTCTACATCTCTTGCAGTCCAAACACCATCTACCATAACCCATTCTCTACTTTCCATTATACCTTGAACAAAGGCATCTGGTGCTGATGGGTCAGCTACAATATCAGCAGCCGTTGCTAACATAAAGTCATCTTGGACTTCGTTAATCCCATCTTGTTCTTTAATTGAACCTAACCCTCTTGATGAGACGCCTAATGAAGCGCCTTCATCAATTAAAGTTTTAACAATGTTACCCATTGGCGTATTCAATATTTTTGCTTTACCAATGTAATTGTTTCCATCTTCTTTTAAAGATACAATCATGTGAGATACTCTATCAAGATTAACAGTTGGTCCGTCAGGATGTCCTAACTCACCGTATGCTCTGTTCTTGTTTACAGACTCGTCGATATACCTTTGAACTTCACGTTGCATTATCTCTCTTGGATAACGTCTTCCGTTTCTGTTAGTAATCTCAGACTGTAAAAAGACACCTTCAATAAAAGTAGACTTCTTTCCGTCTTTCTCTTCTTGTAAGTATTGAACGTCTTCTGTTATTTCTTTAATTAATTTCATGTTTCTATCCTAAGCTTCCACCATTATAGATACCACCGACTGTGTCTAGTGGTGCATCCTGGTGTTGTTGAGAACCGAATCCACTTACTTTGCCTAGCTCTAAAATTGCTACGGCGTCTCCGCCTGCGATTGCAATGTCTATATCAGATGTATTTTCTGAGTTTTCTACAAACCCATGCCATTCGGTAAATCCATTACCTGTAAGAACAGCTATCTGAACACTATTTCTGCTTATAGTTACACTTGCGCCTGAAGCACAAAACCAATGCATTGCTGAAATATTTACTGCAGGGCTACTAGCAGTTTCTGATGACTTTTTAATATCGACGTCTAAGTCTATAGCACCGCTATCACCACCTGTTCCGGCGGCTTTAACTACTGCTTGAACTTGTGTCAATTTTAAATTACTTTTACTAAAAGCCATAATAGTTCCTAATTAGTTGATTAATATTTTTTTACTTTTTTGTGGCTACCGTGTGAACCTTCTTCTAAAACTTCTACGTTTTCATCTGCAACGTAAACTGTCTCGATGCCATGCTCGAACATTACTTTATACCATTCAACGTTTCCGTCTGCATCTGGCTCAGCATGTTCTCCAAAAATAGGCGTTCCTTCGTTCCACTCTTTGTGCATAATTTTACTTGCACACATATGGTCGTCGTTTGGAAGAGCCCCTTTAGCAACACCGTCAACAGGTGCTTCAGTTAATAAGTCACCTTTGCCTTCTCTAAATTCTTTAAATGTTATCATTTTCTTCCTCTTCTTGTGGCTGCTCATCTTCTTGCTCAGCCTCTGTTGATTCTAAATTTTCGACATCTGCTGCTGCTTCAGGTGATAATTCATCTGATACAGGCTCTTCTACTTCAACTGTTTCAGGTTCTAATGTGTCAGGTGCGTCGATGATTTGTTCTTCACCGTTCGCTAAACCCATTGCCACCATCTCAGGATTATTAAAAATTGCCTGAGACATTTCCTGTTTTCTTTGATTCAACGCGTCTGATGCGTTGTCTCTCATTAAAGTATCAAAGTTTGATGCAACTTCTGCCCCATTACCTGCGGCTATGTCGTCCATCATTTGTTTAATAGTTTCAGTTCTATCCATTTTCTACTCCTTGTTCACCTTCTTGTGGTTGTCCCTCAGGATCACCACCGTCAACTGGACTGAATGGACTCCATTGATATTGTCTTTGTAATTGCGGTTCTAGCGCAATTTCATTTTCCATTTCATCAATCTCATCATCAGTTAGTCTTAGGATTTCCTTCTGGACATACCTCTTACTGAAAAGCGTTCCTATAAATGCGGATACGCCATTTAATACTTCTATTCTACTTCTTAGGATTTCTTGATCCTTAGACTCTGTATAGTAAGCATCTGATGCAAACTCATAAAGCAAATCATCCTTCATGTGTTTCCAATCATCTTCTGTTATAACACCCTTTAAAACTAATTGTGTTCGTAACAGATCGTCAAACATGACGCTAAATCTTTTTCTTAACTTAGAAATAAACTTAGTAAACTTTAATTCATCTCTATTTATTTCTGCTGCACGACCGAAATTTAATCCGCCTTGCTCTTGAAGTCTGGAAATTGGAACATTTAATGCTTGATATAATTTCTTTTGGAAGTATTCTACGTCTTCAATCTGTCCTAGATTTTGCCCAGCTGGCAAAGTATCTATTTGTGTTCCTGTTCCACCTTCTCTACGTGGGAGCCAAAAGTCCTCCAACATAGACATAAACTTTTTGTCGTCTCTTATTTCTCCTGTTGAAGCATCATAAACAAGTTTATTTCTATACCTGTCCATAATGTCTTTTAGGTATTGCTCTGCTTTAATTGCTGGCAAATTACCTACATCAACATAAAATATTCTTCGTTCCGGTGCTCTTGTTATTCTGTATATAACTACAGCATTTTCCATCATACGAAGTTGGTTTGCAGGTCTAATAGCTTTATGTAAGTAAGATAAAGGTATATTTTTATCTTGATCTATTAGCCCACTTGGAGCAAATACAATAGCATCCTTAGTTACTTTAAGTGCTTGCGATTGTTCGCCCGCTTTATATTGTCCTGGTTTTGAAGATAGTCCTTTATCGTTATATAAAAAGTATTCTTCTACCTTCTTAATGAAGTTAACCCCGCTCTGCGGATTCTTTTCCTTTTTAACTTCCCTAACTTTAGTAATCTTTCTAGGGTCTATGTATCTAATATCTTTAATACCGTCCCTAGGTTTTTCTGTGTCGATAACTTTGTGGAAAAATATTCTTCCATCAATATACCAACGTCTAAAATAGTCTTGAGCTCTTGATCTAAAATCTAAGAGCTCGACTATATTCTCAAATTCTTTGTGAATTTGTTTCTTGACAGCTGGACTCATTTCCAATCTATCAAGATTTAATTTTACGGGTTCTTCATCCTCGAGATTAGATATACTATCGTTACAGATATCCTCAATGGCTGAATCTACATCAGCGTGCATTGATATATCTCTATATCTTTTAATTAACTCTGCTTCGGACGATGCTACGCCTTCTAAATCTAAGTAGGTGCCGTAATAGCCACCTGCTCTAATACTTTCGACGGACCCATCGTCGGTTGGAGCCACAAACGATTTTTCCGTCTGTGGCTTCTCGGTCCGAGTTATGTTAAACCCAAAAATCTGCATAATTTATTACCTGCCTACTTAGTTAACGACTGTGTAAGCTTGATATTGAAATGTTACTGTAAACTCTTCAATGATATCGTTCTGAGCATATTGTAGTCCAATTTCAGACATCTGAATTGGAAACGCACCTTGTAACTGATATCTACCGCCTGGCAATACCTCGTCATTTCTGTCAAGATGTTCTACTTCTACATTAACTTGATAATCGCTAGGATTTAAAATACCTTCGTTATCTAGTTTTCCGTTCATGCCTTCCATCCAAGCTTCGAAAGGTCTTCTAAGTGAAAATCCAGTGTCATTAACTACTGTGATTGTCCACGGATCGAAGATTCTTTCTCCTGCTAACTTAACTTCCCTACCTCTATATTGTATAATGGCTGGGTTTACTGTTGAAGCTGGAAGTGCTGCTCCTGATACCAAAAGCGAATATGATGGGTCCACGTTACCAACGTAAGAAGGGAAAGCTAATTTTACCTTAAACTGATTGGGACGTGCTCCACCTGCGCCGAGTCTACCTTTAAATTGATCTATGTCCATTTGTTTCTCCTCAAATATTTATAAAGGTTAGCCACCAACTTCTTCAAAGCTTACGCCTGTTCTGGTTGCTATAAAGTTTAATTGAACAAAGTTAATAGACTTAGTTGGTTTTAAGAAAATGTCAGCTACAAAACTATTAGAATCAATTACTTGATCTGTGTTGTTGCTTTCATTACAAACCACTTTAAAGTCATATAAGCCTCTGCGCCCTTTTACATCTCTTAAGAAAGGTTCTATAATAGATGTAAATTGTGCTCTTGTGAACTCATCATTGAATTCAAACATTGAAAACTTAGCTGCTGTAGCAATCGCTTTTTCTAATACAATAAACAATCTTCTGACATTAATTCTGTCAAATGCTGAAGGTTTTTGTAACATAGTTTTATCACCAAATAATACAATACCTGCTCCTGGGAATCCTACTACTGGATTAACACCTGCTTGGTATAAAGTATCTCTTTCAGACTTCTTAGGGCTAAACGCTAATTTAATAGCATTTTTAATTTGGCCTCTATTGTAGCCTGCTGGTGAGAACCATGCATCTGCGGTTAAGTCTGTGTTTACACAAAGACCTGCTATGTCGCCGTTCAATGGAATCCATCTGAATACATCGTTATATCTATCATACATATATTTCCATCCTGAATCAAATACTGAATAAGATGTTGTTGTATATGTATTTCTGTCTGTTACTACGTCTGCTGCCTCTGAGCCAGCGTTATTAACAACGGCTGATTTTTGTGGTGAAATGAATACTAGACAGTCTTTTCTAACTGTTGCTACGTTATCTTGAATCCATTTACCAACGGTTTGTGAGTGTCCTGATGCCATTAATAATGATACATCAACTAACTCGTCGTTAGCAAATAAAGCATATCCGTTTTGTTTGTCACCGTCAGCAGGAGCTGCATCTGCACCGTTTGCTAAAGAAACAGTAGATTCGCTCGATGTATGAGCAGAAGTAAATGTTGTGCTCTGTTTTTGACCCCATGTTGAGTCTGATGCTGGGTGGTCTGTCCACCAAATATACTCGGATTGTGTGTTGATTACGTTTTTGTAATAATTCGAAGCGCCAACGCTATCAACAGCGTCAGATGCTTTTGAAACACCTTCGAATTTTTCTAGTATTGTTCCAGCAGTTCCTGTGAAATC